TGCTTAGGGAGCCTCCAGTGCGCGCTCAGAGCCTATAATGTTGGCTTGCATAACCAGCGGCTCTATGAGGCAGCGCAAAGATACTTAACAAAGATTAGAAAGTACTTAGCTAGACTTCCGTGTTATCCCCGCCACCGCCACCGTCCATTACAGGCGGTGAATAGTCAGCCTCAACGTACTCCAGTGCGCTTAGAAGATCCCCAAACTCACCGATGTCCTTCAACTCTTCTTTAATTGCGTCCATAAAGGAAGTATGATCAGGTAGAGCAGTAGGATTTTTCAACATAACCTCCACGTTCATCCTGTGCTTCTCCAGTCCGGACAGGATTTCATTTCTCAATGACTTTATTAAGTCGTCCCTGAAGTTAGGACCATTCCCATTTAATCTTGTTACGTTACTCATTCCGCTGCTACCTCCATAAATTGTACTTTGTCCATGTTACCCCTGAGTCCTGCCTTCATGTAGGATGTAGACCTGCCTTCAAAGAAGTTTTGATGTTCCACTCCAAGCACTGTGTCAAGCCACTCCAAGGGGTTGTCCTTAACCTTATAGTTAGGCTTTAGTCCTAGCTGTAGAAGTCTCCTGTCAGCTATGTACCTGATGTACTGCTGCATTTCCTTTTGAGTCAAACCTTCTATGTCACCCATCTGAAACACTAGGTTAAGGAATCTGTCCTCCAAATCCACCATGTCCCTACAGGCTTGATAAATCTCCTTCTTAAAGTCGTCAGTCCACAGGTCTATATTCTCCTGTATGTACTCCCTGAATAGCTGTGTCATAGCTTCCACATGAAGAGATTCATCACGTATGCTGTACGTTATTATCTGACCCATACCCTTCATACGTCCAAACCTAGGAAAGTTAAGAAGGATAATAAAGCTGGAGAATAACTGTAGACCTTCAGTAAACCCGGAGTAAACAGCCAGAGCCTTTGCTATGCTTTTCCTGTCCTTGTAGGAAACCTTGATATTGTTAATGTACTCATGCTTATCTGCCATAGCTTCGTACTCAGAGAAAGCTTTGTACTCCACTTCAGGCATACCCACAGTGTCCAGCAGAAGACTGTAGGCGTGTTGGTGGATGGACTCCATGTTGTTAAAAGCACCCATCATCATACGTGCCTCAGGCTTCTTAAATATACGCATGTAGCGATCCACATAGCCTGTACTAACATCTACGTCCGACTGAGTGAACAGTCTGAAGATTTGAGTCAACAAGTTCTTCTCATGTTCCTCTAAGTCCTGCCAGTCCTTAACGTCATTGTGTAACGGTACGTCCTCAGGAAACCAGTGCATCTGGTTCTGCTGCACGTAATAATCAAACATCCAAGGATGGTCAAAAGGTTTGTAGTAGTCCCTAGTTCCAGTTAAGCTCAAGTTATTCCCCTTCCTCAACCATTGAAGCTTTTGTATCCCACCACGTTTTTCTAGTTTTCATAAACTCCTCATAACTAACAAATTCCTGTGTTTCACTTACGTAGTACTTAGCGTCTTCAAAACTCATAATAATTTCACCTTTTGTAGTTTATCCTTCACAGGCCAAGCACTCCACGTCCTCCAAGTTTATCCTTGGTATTTTTATGTTGACATTCTCAGAGTTCCTAGCTGCGTTGGATCTTAGGTAGTACATGGACTTTAGTTTCCTAGCACCCACCCAATGAACACTGTTAACGTACTCTAGGTATTCATCGTGTACTTCCTGTGGCTCCGTAGCTTTTGGAGGAGCAAAGAACAGGTTAACCGACTGGCTCTGGCAGATGTACTTCTGTCTCTGGTGAGCGTGTTCTATAACCCACAACTGGTTTATTTCCGGTGCAGTCTTAAATACCTCCTTCTCTTCTTCGCTGAGTCCCTTAATATTCTGAACAGATCCTTCAGCAGCCGCAATGTCCTTCCAAGTCCTTTCATTGTCTAATCCTTTTTCCTGAAGAAGAACCTGTAGGTACTTGTTCCTAACTTGGTAGCTCCCGGTAAGAGTTTTGTGCGTAAAAACATTAGCACGTTGAGGCTCAATACTAGGAGTAGTCTCACCGCAAATAATGCTAGAAGAAGCATTAGGAGCAACAGCGAGCAGACAACTATTACGACGATTAGAACCCACCATATCAGGAGACTCCCCACGGCTTTGAGCCAGAGATTCACTAGCTGCCAAGGCTTTCTCTTTAATGTAAGAAAAGGATCTGTTGTTAAAACTTGAGGCGTACATTGATTCAAAAGGAATTCCGTTGCGCTGTAGATAAGCGTGAAACCCCATCGCGCCAAGTCCAACTGCACGTTCTCTGTAAGCTGAATAAGCGGACTTAGTAAACCCTTTAGTGGATTCTTGAACATAACTACTAAACCTCTCAAAGTTTAAATTGTTGGATTTAAGTTTATCAGTAGTTCCACCAATTGCGTTACCTATAAAATGCTCCAGTACATTGTCCAGCATGGTTATTAAGTCACTGATAAACAGTTCTTCATTCTTCCACTCGTCAAAGTGTTCTAGGTTGACTGAGCTTAGGCAGCATACAGCAGTCCTTTCCTCACTAGTGGGTAAAGTTATTTCGGAACACAGGTTTGACTGGTTAATTTCCAACCCTAATTCCTTTTGTTCCATAGGTAATGCTTCATTACACCTGTCAAGGTTAACAACGTACGGTTCCCCTGTCTCCGCTCTAGTGTGCACGATGGACCACCAAATATCCCTAGCGGACAGAGTTTTAACTGCTTCCTTGGACTTGGGATCTATCAGTCTCCACGGTAAGTCGTCCTTAACTGCGTCCAAGAATGCGTCCGTTATCGTTACTGCATTGTGCAGGTTAAGACACTTACGGTTTAAGTCCCCACCAGTACTCTTACGCATACCAATGAATTCTTCTATCTCAGGATGGGAAACGTCCATATAAGCAGCGTAGGAACCTCTTCTGGTAACCCCTTGGTTAAAGGCCAGCATCTGTGAGTCAACTATATGCATAAAAGGAATGCTGCCAGTAGACTCAGAGCCGTTAGAAGTAGGAATACCATTGCTTCTAACACCACTCCAACATCCACCCAAGCCTCCACCTCCACTTGCCAGCCATATGTTCTCGTCGTAGTGATCAGATAAACCAGTCCTTGAATCAGGAACGTGATTAAGAAAGCAAGAGATAGGTAAACCACGGCTCGTTCCTGCGTTGCTAAGGATAGGAGTGCTATAAGAGAACCAATACGAACTTGAGTAGTTATAAAGTCGCTGTCCAAGATCATAATCAACAACTCCTTGATAAGTTGCACAGTATATAGAAGCCCTTGCCAAAGCCTGTTGAGCATATTTTTCCTCCTTCCAAAAGTACCTGTCCTTCAGTGTGTCCAAGGAAAAATCACTCAGTGTCTCCTCCTTGGAGTAGTCAATCTCAATGCCAAGGTAGTCTTCAATCATCCTCCTCGGCCTCCTGCTGTTCCATGTCCTTAATCATAAGTTTCAAGTACCATTTGGCTTTCTTTAAGTCCTGTAAACCATCTTTGTACTTAAACCTGTGCATGTACTTAATGACCGCCCCGTAACAGTAAGCCTGAAACTCATGTCCTAGCTGCTGCTTAATATATTCTATGGCTTCTATGTCCCCATTGTTATAATGGATAGGTTTGTGTACTGGATCGTATTCCTTTTTCTGTGCCAGAGACAGTAGGTCTGCGTAGGCACTCCCAAGTTTGTTCTTGCTCACTTTGTCCCATTCCTCCGGTGTTGCGTCATTAATACTACTCATCTGTATAAGTCTCCATTGTAGTTTCTTCATTCAGGTCTTCCTCAAACCTGTCCAACCTGTTTATTAGTTTGTCCTCAAAGCGGTCCAGAAGTTCTTCGCTGGTCACAGACAGAGCCTCCACCAAGTCGTCCACTTCATACCGCTCAAGTAGTTTCTCCTTAATTTCAAACATCGTTAGTGACATAATTCATCAACTCTTCTTTTTGTTGTACTGTAAAGTATTTAAACCCTTCTTTATCACACCACTGAGCCATTGTTATTTTAGCACCTTTTCTAACTTTTTTAAATGGGTCAGACAAAACAAATATCAATTCCTTGTCGCTACAATCTCTAATTGCCTTGTACTTCAGTGTGTCCCCCTGCCTGAAAAAACCCTTACACTCTATTAGTTTACCCGTAGGATTGTGTACGAAGTCCGGCTTGTATTTCCTTTTGGTTATGTAGGGAATGTCAAACGGTTCGTAAGCAAAGTCCTCCTTAGGGTACAAAGCTGCAAAAGTTTTCTCTAGTCCCGATCTAAACTTTGATTTAAAAGGACCGTTTTTCTTTGATTTCAGGTACTTTCGGTTCATTTTTTACCTCCACTAAAAATCTTGGACCTGTAGAATAAGAGAATGCTCTTAATTCCGGGTAACAGGATCTTTTGAATTGACAATAAGAGCATCCTACGGCGAGTTTCAGGTTCCCACTCTTTCCATCTGGCAAAGGCTCGTAACAGGGTATAGGCCGCTCTTCTACCCCTACCATCTTTTTTACGTGCCTGATCCTTTCAGCTATGTCCTCTTTAAGAACTTCATAAACAGGAGCCTGAGTGTCCTCCAAGTCGTACTGTAGGAAAGTCAAGTGTCCATTCTGCTTGTCCATAGCCAACCATCCAAACTTGGTTTCATTCTCAGAGTAAGCGTATGCCTTTATCTGATCTATGTAACCAAAAGGATCGTCAAAGGCCAGTGACCCGTCCTTGAACTTTTTAAAGCCGTAGGTGCTGGTGGACTTAACGTCAGTAACTATCCCGTCTATGCGACAGTCCATGTGTCCCTTGATACCCTCAACTTCGCATTCCTTCTGTTCGTCAGTTACACTATGGCCAGCCAGCCTAGTCAGGAACAATAACATTTCCTCTATCAAGTGGCCGTAAAGAAACTTAACCAGCGTATGCGGTTCTATGGCCTCCTTAGCGACGCCTTTATAATGGTTCCATAAGTATCGATCGTCCCTACCTATGTTGGACAAGCGCAGTTTCCTAGCGTCCCATCCTCTGTTAACAAACTCCTTACGCATCAAGTCCTTCATGGCTTCCCCAAAGCGTTCTATCTCCGCTTCAGCGTCCACTTCCTTATCCACACGTTTAGTCTTAACTAAGCTGTAGATGTCCTGTACTAAGGTATTAATTGTTTTCATACTTTATGCCCTACAAAACGTAATTTTCTATTTTCAGGATTAAAACTCAGTATTTGCACTCCAAGTTGTTTCTGTAATGGGGTACGATAACCTGTGCTCCATAGTTTTTTAGCATTCGGCCATCTCAAGTCTTTATTGCCAGTTTTTACGTCAATAAGAACAATGTCTCCATTTTCACGATCAAAAGAAATCATATCCACAGGCCCAGTACACCCTGAGTTTTTAAACACATCAAATCCTTGATCCCACAGCCAAGTTATAGCGTAATGTTCCGCTATGTCTCCAAGTCTGCTTGAATCTTTATTTTTAGTGGGTTTCATACCAGTTTTTCCCTATCTTGTATTCCCCTGCTAAGGGACAGTTTAAGTTAAAGTGATTCCCGGCAGCCTCTATACAGCTAACTGCCAGCCTACCAAACTTCTCAGCTTGATCCGTCTTCACCTCCGTCTGTACCTCATCATGGACATTACCTACGAACCTGTAATCCAGTTTCCACTGTTTAGCGTAGTCGTCCAAGATTAGCAAAGCCTGTTTCATAACTATGGCTCCAGCACTCTGCAATAAAGTATTCAATGCACTGTGCTGTGACCTGACATGTATTAACCTACCATCCAATCCAGTTACCATTTGTGATCCATAAGAGATTTTGTTCTGTACTCTTTCTCTAAGTACTCCAAATGATTTGAGATTATTGCCAAAACGCTCTCTAAGTTTTTTGCCTGACCTTTTGTTTCCTCCAACCACTGCTCCAAGCTTTGCATCTCCTGCCCCGTATAAAAGGGCATAGATAAAAGTTTTTGCTGTATCTCGTGATTCAAGTCCTGCAAGGCGTTGGTTAGCTGAGTGTATGTCTCCGTGTACCACTTCATTTATGTACTCCTTGTCATTCATGTAGTGAGCCAACATGCGTAATTCCAGACCACTTGCATCAAAACCCACCAGACTATAGCCTTCCCTGCTCGTCCAGCACTCCCTGCATTCCTTTCCAAAAGGACTATAGGAAGCCGGGACTTGAGCTAGGTTAGGACTGTTATGTGTCATTCTCCCGGTGACTGCTCCATTGCTATTAACCTTACCATGCACCCTTCCTGTAGTTGGTGAGACTGCATCAATCCAACTCTGGACCTGTGCTATTCGCTTCTGCACCATAAGGTACTCAGCAATTAGTTTAGCCTCCGGTATCCCTTTTATCTTGGAAAGGGTTCCCTCGTCAACCTGTGGTTGGCCAGTCTCAGTAAATACACAAGGCTCCCAGCCAAAGTACTGTAAGTACCTGCCTATTTGTTGTCTGGAACCTAGGTTAAACGGAGGAAACTCTATCCTACTGAACGGCCCTTCCACAGTACCCCAAGAATCTCCTAGGAATTTGAGGCCCACTGTGGAAAGCGTACCGTCCTTCTTAGTTTTTGGTTGAACCTCCTTAACAAATGTCGGTAGCGGTAAAAAAGTTTTCTGTACCCTGTCTTCAAGTTCAAATTGTTTCTCCTTCAGTTCCGCAAGCAGCATATAAGCTTTCTCTTCGTCCAGCTTCCAGCCGTTACGTATTTGCTCTTGTATAATAAACTGGACTTTGTGTTCCAATGCTATGGATTCGTCTGAAAAATCAACAAGTTCCTCGAATAACTCCAAGTAAACTCTTTCAGTCACAGCCGTATCCTGAACACAATAGTCCTCCATTTCCTGTGAACATTGTGACCAGTCATTGTAGTCTCCTTTGGGAAAGCCCAGCCTTTCTCCCCAAGAGCGAAGGGAATGTCCCTTGTCCCTCTGTGGGTTAGCAAGCCTAGACAACACCAAAGTATCCAACACCCTGTCAGGAGCCACAGAAACGCCCCAGAGCGATTTTAAGACAGGGACGTCATATCCTATAAGGTTATGCCCAATCACCTTCTCAGAGCCTTGTAGAGCGTCTGAGAGGGTATCTGGGGTATAGTGTACTAAAACACCTCCGTCCTTCCTAGTAACCGCCATCCAGATTTTAGTTGGGTTCAGTCCGTCAGTTTCAATGTCTAAGTAGATCAAAACTGAGTCTCCATGTCACTACCATTACCAGTAGGAGGCCCAACCTCCGACATACGGCCTGTGAACCTGTCGTACTTCAGAAAACAGGCAGCACCAGTAAGCCCGACGTAACGATTCTTCAGGATTCTTACCGTAGTGGTATTCCTTTTGTCCTCGTCTTCGTCCTGCTGGTTACGCTCCAAGCCTATAACCATGTCGGAAAGTTGAGCAATAGCTTGCGAACCCCGGAGTTCACTCAAGCTAATCCTACCTCCGTCCTCATGTGGCTTGCCTTGAGTTCTCTTTAAGTGAGAAACTAAAAACAAACCCACGCCTAGCTCCTGAACCAGTGATCTAAGTTTAGTCATTATCGCATCAATGGCTCTACGCTCATCGTCTGATTCCTGACTGCTGACTACTATGGACAAGTGGTCCAGTATGATCCATTTACAGTCCAGAGCCTTAGCCATGTATCGGATTCTGGAAAGTAGGTTATCTTCGGACGTAGAACCCCAATGATCGAACAGGTAGTAACGTCCCGTACCCAACGTCTTGTCCCAATACGGTTTAACCAACTCTTCATCAATGTCCTCCTCTAAATGTAATGGACAGTCCGCTTCTATGGACATAATGCCCAGAGCAGTCCTGCTTATGTCCTCCTCAAGAGCAATAACACCAATGTTGTCCGTGGTGTGGTTAAGAAGGTAATGCTCCATTTCCCTGACAATCTGAGACTTACCCATGCCGGAACCCGACGTTATAGTGACTAACTCATAAGGCCTGAAGCCCTTGGTGTAGTCATTGAGTCCATTCCAAGGATAAGGTATGGATTTGACTTTCATCTTACCTGTGATGGCTTCCCATGTGTCCGTCCCTGCTACAATCCCATCGGGTTGGTAACATTTTGAGTCCCACCATGTCTTAGTAAACTCCCTGATTTTATTCTGCTGGAGCATGTCCCCAGCGTCCTTCTCAGGCAACTTACAGATCTTCAGCTTGTTAGGGCTAAAAATGTCCTTCACAGCGTCCACCGCAGTCTGTCCGGCCTTATCGTTGTCAAAACACAGCACTACCTTTTCGTAGTTCTCCAAGAACTCTAGCTGTTCCTTGACTTCCTTAACCGCACCACCTGCCCCGGATCTTAGGCTCACTACGTCCCATTTATTACTAAACATCTCAGATACGGCTAGACAATCTAACTCCCCTTCAGTGATGGTTATGTACTTTCCTGAGCCTCTACAAGTATCCTGTCCAAAGAATCCCACGTTTTCTGCGGACCCTGAGTAGGAAAAAGCCTTGTTTTTAACACTTTTTTTCTTATGGCCCTTGACTTCTCCAGAGTCAATATCTTTATAAGGATAAAAATGGTTGTCTATTGTGCCTGTGGCATCGTACTGGACTGTAACGCCAAACTTTCGACAAGTATCCTGAGATATTCTCCTGTCTGGAATGGCTGCAATAACACCCAGCTCATCAATAGTTAGTTTTTCGTTTTTCATATACCCCCACGCATTGTCCGACTCTTGTTCTATTTTGTTACGGAATGTTACAAAGTCGGTGCTAGGTTCATGGTGTGTACATCCTACCGCGAAGCAATGCCCGGACCCGTTACTATAACGGGCCAGAGCATCACTAGATCCGCAGGATGGACATGCCTCATGCTTCAGGAACTTAGAATCCTTCTTCAATTCCGTCCCCAGATTCCTCGCCTAACTCCAAAACCCTAACCGCATTTAGATAGGTTGGTGTGGCATGGACTGGATGAGAATCCCCCAGTTTGTATTGAACCCTGACCAGTGAGCCCTTTGGAATTGCCCCCATGAACGGCTCGTCGTTAGCGTTAACAATCCTAACCGGGAATTTACTAGCAAACTTGCGTTGTGCTATTCCTTCGTAGTCCTTGACCTTAACACCTTCGTCGGACAGTTTGCTGGCCATGTCTTCCTCCAGAGACAAGGTTAACGTATAACGTCCTGTGTCCTGTCCTTGGTAGACTTCCGTTTGTTGTAGGTTTTGAAAAGCTACAGTTCCTTCTGCTAATGACATATGTGTTTCTCCTATATGTTGTCATTAAGTTAGTTTTCTATAGAATACTAAAGAATACTTATATAGTTAGTTAATTAGTTAATTAATTATAAAAAGTATCTTTAGTATACTATAGTAATAGTATAGTGGATAATTGTTTCTAAAGTGTTTCAGAATAATGGAGATATAATGGAGATCATCATATAAACTCATCTATGTTAATTCTATCAGCATCATTAGGCAATTCAGTAACGTACTCAATCAGAGTCTCGTTACTGACTTTGTAACAAGTGTTACATAAGTCTATGAATTGGCCTGTTAGTTTGTCCTTACGGGTTAGCTCAGTCTCTTCCAGTAGTACATTGCAAGCTTTGCATCTCATGTTGTTATACTCCTATTTCCTGCTGTTTTTGGGTTATGTAGTTATCAATGTCCGCTTCGTCCTCCAAGCCTAAGCGTAAAGCTTCTTCGTAAAGGTTTTCTATAAACTGTTCTGTATACGGGTTACTCATGTTAGTGTATCTCCAGTCTGTTGTTGTCTAAGTCCATGTTGAATACTGAATCATATTCATTGTCTAGTTCCATTGCTGGCATATTGTTATAAACTGACTCCATTTGATCCCGGGCCAGCTTAACCATATCCACCATTCTGATGATGTTTAGATGAAAGTCTATTAGTTCCCTAGTCTTTCGTTGTCTTTCCGCGTAGTCTTCGCCTACGTCGTCAGTTACGTCCGCATCGTGGCTATATTCGTCACTCATCTATTTATCTCCTCGTCTTCTCTTTTGTACTCCATCATTTTACCTTCAGCAGCGAATAATAAAAGGTTTTTGCTATTGCCTTCTGTGTCTATTATTTCAATCTCTAAAGTATCCCAGTCCGAGCCTACCGCCTCGACTACTCGACGTTTAACAATTACGTCTTTAACGTCGTGTATCGATTCCCTACTAAATGTACTCATACTAATCAATCCTCGCTATTTTAGTTTCTTTTGTTTCAAGATCACGTATTGCTGTGACTCCATATTTGTAGACTATACACTCAAACCGATTACCTGTAAAGATAACCAATGGCTGTAAATGTTCTTCTTCTTTGAACTCTGATATGTATTCGCTGTTGTCTCCCAGTTTGCCTTTCCAAGCGTAAGTATGGAACCCACCAAAACCATAACAACAATCGAATTCCCTAGTAAAATCCTCTAGGTTATCGTATTCCAAGCGTAAACAATCGTTAAAGAATAACGGAATCAGTCCACAGGCCTGCATTAGGTTGTCCGTGTTCTGGCCCGGGTATTTCCTATTAGGATCAAAGTTAATCTGTCCAATGTATGGAATTTTGATTTTGGTTAGGCTGCTGTGTTGATAATTCATATCTATATTTCCTCAGTGTATTCGCATTTAGGACAATAATACAGGCCAACAATGCCTACGTCCAGCTCTTCTGGTTGTAATTCTAAATCTTTTTCACATTCCGGGCAAAATCTAAACATTGTTATGCTCCTACTGCTATCAAATTAGTTTTAAAATTCTTAGATCGTGAACCATGTATA